GTATCTTCTTCATCTTTAGCTGCTGCGCCAAGCGGATCATCCAAACCATCCGTTGCTGCTGCACTATCTTCATCTGCTGCTGGTTCTGTCGGTTCTGATAAACCCATGTCATCACCACCAGTGTCTCCGCCGAGATCACCAAACTCGTCACCACCACTTGGTTCTTCACCAGGTGCAGCACCGAATCCATCACCAGTGTCATCACCGAATCCACCGCCACCGGTATCATCACCACCAAAACTATCTCCACCACCGCCATCAGCTGATTCAGTAATGAGCTTCTTAAACTCACGAGCGAAATCATTCTTGGTGTCGTTTTCGTGTTTGATGAACTCCATGAATGCACGACCCATTGTGGATTGAGCAGTAGCCATGTAGTCAAGCAATGAGAACGCAGGTTTATCGCCGTCCATTTCCAACAGTACGCCAAGTTCTGGCATGACGTTGTTATTGGTAAGCCACTGACGTTTGAAGTAAGCTTTAACGTGGTTGAGAATCTTATCTGCCACACCAGACATGCCCAGTACTTCATCAGGGAACAGGTCAGGGGTGATGTAAGCTTCCAGGGTTTGATCCAACAGATCCGAGTATGCACGATACGATTCAGCTTGACGCTCATGCTGAGTGTTATCAGGAGCAGGCAGAGCTACTTCCAACGCACCGATAAAGTCATCAATAATTTCATCGATTGGTTGTGATACTTGTTCAGGAGACAACATCTTACGGTTCTTGATGATTGCCTTAGCCATTTTCTGGCGAAGGATCGAACTGTGGTGAGTGTATGTCCGAATGAATTTCTGCAAGTACTCGGTGAACGCTTTCTGATAAGCACGTACACGACGTGAGAATACCAGGTCGTTCTGTGTAGCAGTTGTAGCGAAGTCTGGAGAAGACATCGGGTCAACTTTCTCAGGGTGAACGCCCATACCAGAGATGTGCATACGACGTAGACGATCCTGCAGCTCTGGGTTACCAGCCTGTTGGTTCGTGTTATAGTCATCGTACTCTACTTTGGTTTCAGCATAGTCGGCACCGTTAACGTTAATGGCAAAGTCGAAGCCAGAACGAATCAGGTGATCCATTGCTTGTGTAGGATCGGGTGCAGCCAGAGGGAACGAACGATGCGCTTGTTCCATGATAGCAGATTGAATGTTCGAGATGGTTTGTTCAGCATCAGGATCATCCGGGTCCAACGTGATGTTTACTTTCTTACGGCCTACTGCGTTACGCATGCCACCTACGGTGTCAGCCATCAGCAAAGTAGAACGCATGGTTGCAATCATCTTCGAACGAGACAGAAGAGATTCGCCCACACCGTTAGCGTTGAAGTTGAACGCCATGTAAGTGCAGAGCTCTGCAGGAATGAACACAAGTTGTGTGCACTTCTGTTCCCAGCTACGGAACAACATGATACGTTGGATTTCTTCGGACAGGCCGATCTCTAGTTCTTGATCGTACTCACCGTTACGGAGACGGTTATGCAGGTCGTTAACAATGATCGAGTTATAAGTCTTTTGGATCTCATCAACTTCATAATCTTGCTTGCTTGCGTTTGCACCCATTGCTTCACGGGTAAGACGTAAGATCTCAGAGTTACCATCGTTGTTGCCACCACCGCCTTTCCAGGACGATTGCAGTTCACCGTAGAAGTCACGGGTGGAGTCTTTCGAGACCGGGTAACCGTTTTGGTCGACCAGCAAGAAATAGCCGACGTGTTCATGAGGACGTCCTTGCATGAATACCGGGATCACAGCTTCCATAGGAGGGAGCAATGCTAACGGGTGACCTACCGACTTCCGATCCATAAACTGTGGCGAGGTTACTACTTGAGCATGCTCGGTTACGCCGTTACGGTTACGCTGATAAAGTTTCTCAATGTCAGCATTCGTGAAGTTGTAGTTCTGTGTTTCTTTTTCCATCTCTGCTTCTAGAGAAACACGATGGCGGTTCAAGCGATCTGCAATACGCATCTCACGAACCCGACGACCCACCACCGGAGACTTCAGGATATTGAAGTTGTCGGTAACCAGTAGGTTCTTATCACCTAGGATCTGGTTAGAGTTGTCATTGGCTACGTTCCAGCTTTCTAAGGAGATACTGGAATTAGTCGGATGACCTAGGAAACCAAGTGGCTCACCTTGGGTCATTCGTTTACGCAAACCTGAATAAGCTTCCATGGAAACTTTACGGGTACCATTGACGAGATGGTCCAATACGTTTTCTGGGAGGACGATGTGGATCGATGCACCTTTACGGAACATGATCTCACGAAGCACCAGGTCGAGACGGTCGTTAATCTTATAGTCTCTTTTAAAGTGCTCTTCAACGGGCTCAATCAGTAGACGTGCAATTTCGCTGTCAAACAGAACGGGGTCAACCGACCAAGCCAACTCTGTTTCACCCAAGTCCTTAGGAGAAAGAATGTTGCCGACCATTACGGTCTCAACTAATTCTAGGTCTGGGTTAAGCTGCATGATCGAGTCGTTGTCAGTAATGTCTTGCGACGTCTGACGTGACACTCGATCCATTGTTTGTTTATTGATACCAACTCGTGGTTGGTTGACACTTTGTCCCTTTTCATTTACTGATTTACGCAGTAAATTAATAATACCGCCAAGTGGCGTTAGTGGATTGATGCCTTCTTGTGTTTGTTCGAACATGGGGTATGTTTTACCATTCCCCCCAGTTTTTCGAGCCATGAGAAGCTCCCATTATTCAAGTGAGTAAAAAGCATGAGCAACGTTTATTTCGAAGTTTACCGAAACGATACAATGCGGCTAGCTCGTACAGTGGTGATTAAATTTGATGCAGCAGCCACCATCCTGAACGAGCGGCTAGCGGAAGAAGGTATCATCGCAGATGAACTAGATCCAAAATCGTGGAAGTACTACATGAACATGGCTGGCGAGTATCACTCGACTGACAGCATGATGACGGTACGGTCCATGGACACGTTGGAAGAGATAACCTTTACAAAGGATAATCTAGCAATTCACCGTGCAACTGCCCGTGAGTACATTCCAGGCAGTGTTTATTACAATAACCTCGTGCGTCAGTATCCTGACCAAGTAGGTTTGATCAACGGCATTCTCTACCCGATTGACATTAATAAAGCAATCGAATCAAATAATGGAGAGATTTTGTACTATGATCCCAAGTATGTCGAGGAGAACGAAGATAACTTCGATCACGAATTACAAGACTGGGTGACTTCTTTCTACAACCGTTGGTATAACGAACAGTTTAACATTTCAGATGACCTGTACTTTGCGGGTTTCCTGGGATCTCTTTACACGCAACTTCCTTTGGCTATCATGCTGATCCGTTTGCGTAATGCTAAGACTCGCCGAGCTAACAGTTTCTTTATCCGTGAGTGGTTAGGTTCTAACTCTCGTCTGGATGAATTCATGCCATACTTGGACAAAGGCCAGCAACTGCATTTGTATCGTGACATTAACTGGTACGAACGAAACGTAGGTAAAGAATCCACATGGCAAAGACTGGTGGATAATATCCTCACTCCTCGTGGTATTCCGTTGATCTGGTATAACATCAAGCAGAATGCATCTGCAATGCCAGGTGAACTCAAACCTAAGGCGGAGCTAGTCAAGCTTGACGTGAACTTCCCTGTGGTTCATGAGGGTCAGGATAAGACAACTGTAGGTCAGCTGCTGGAACGTGAGGACAGTTTAGCTCGAGACAACCCATTGGTTCGTTTTGATGCTGAGAAAGAAATCACTGAGAAGATTGAATCCGATCAATTCTCTACTCTTCCAACTAAGGTTCTGGACTCGGAAGTAATTGACCGGTCAACGTCATCGGTTCGTTCTCACATGAACGTTCTGCTGAACCATTGGTTAGACTTGGCTTCTCGTGGTAAGTATCGTGCTTATGTACAGATCCCTAATCCACGGACTGGTGAGCTTATGACTATCTCGGTGAAAGATGCTTTCATCATGATGCTGTACGCTTACACACAAGTCTGGGAATGGGATGTACCGATGATTCCTTCGGTTGTTGCCTATGAAGTCATGCGTGATCCACTCCCGAACTTAATGGAGCTCCGTAAGTTCGTATCTCCTCGTGTAGTTGGTGACAACGTATTGACTGCTATCCAGGACCGTGTGTTTCCGATGACGTCTTACATCTCTACCGAGCAGTTCTATTTAGATGCCACTCGCTGCCACAAGTCTTATCTGCGTCTATGGGAACTTTACTCGTTTCAGGAACATCGCGATGGTCGGGCTATGTGTGAGAATGCTGTTAAAGCACACTACATGAACCGCACATGCCGTTTGGTAAAAGCACCTATCTCTTTTGATGATTACTTCTTACCACAGGGTATTGACATTCGTGGTTTCCGTAAATCGGAATATGAACAACTGGTAACCGATTGCATTAACATTGCTACTGGTGCCAACTTGTTCAAAGTGATCACTCTGGGTGAAATCCAGCGAGAACTATTGCGGTTGATGAAGCGTCTGTCTTCTTACCCTCTCCAGTACCTCCGTAACGTCGCTTACACGAACTTCCACGTCATTGGTATGCCATCCATCAGGGTAGGTGATTACCGGGCTGAGATGAGCGCATACTTCAGAGCGGTAGTTGATGAGGTTAATGTACAAACTTATCGGTCAAGCGCTGAGCAGAAGATCAAGATCACTGATAAAGTGGTAATGCCAGATGTTCGTTTGTCGGCTGATGGTAACCTGTATCGTAAGATCGATCCAACAGTTTACATTGCTGACTTGAGTGGTGCAGTGACAAAAGTCAAAACCCGTGTACCGCACGTCGGTTTGCAAACAGTACGGTTCTTTGTTGATGATGCTCCACCAGTAGATGACTATCTCGGCCAATACAAAAACTCCGACGACCCAAACTATCCCGACATGTAAGGTGAGCGATGTATATCACACAAGACTACCTGCGGGTAGGATCATGGCAAGCTGTTATTGACATGATCAACGACAAGTATAATTTCCAGCTTCAGCCTGGGATTGTGAAGTTGAAGGCGTTAACGGCATTGGGTCCTAAACGGACCCAGATCGAGATTATCCCAAATCGTTCAACCAACCCTATTAACTTAATGCCCGCTATCACAGAAACGATATTCACTTACGACCGTTTGAACTGTACTGAGTTCTTTCGTAATACGGTTGCTGTTAATGTCAGTGGGCTGAAGTTACCAATCACAACGCTTGACATTCTCAAGCAGATTGGCGACCGTAATGAAATTGTGTTTGAAACAGATGACTTTGTTCATCAGACCTTCGATCACTACAGTGCTCCAGCAGAACCGGATTTCATTATCCAAGCTGATCCGCATTCATTACGGTTTGTAGGTCACTTAAGAGTACGGTTGGTTAACACCACCAAAATCAACCTGTCTGCTATAACGGGTGTGTTGCTCGAGTTTCCTGAAGTCTCACAACGACACGATCCTAATTTTCACAATGGCGATCTGTTGTTTAGTCGTTACGACTTTACTCAATGGCGAGAATGGTTGAAAGATATTCCAGTGGGCTTGTACCACGATCCTGAACGTATTGCCAAATCAGTCCAGCCTAATACGGGTGTGCACTTCGATGTAGGCACACAACCCACTGCGATCAGCCTCACGCACACTTTGGTCCAAGGTGAGCCACATTGTAAGGTTCTGTATAACGGCGCTCCTACGCCACGGTGGACAGCCAGGACGGATTGTAATCGGGTATTGGTTGTTGAACTCAATCCTGCATTCTCTACTCAGATGGATGGTTACATCCGACTGCATTACGATTGAGGTTGGTATGTTTCTATTAGACACAAAACAAACGCTGTTGAATAAGTTCAACAAAGCGACAGGGTTGAAGGTACAGCTTTCAGATGTAGACTTTGTTAATGCGGGCGTCTGGTTGCAGAATGCTTGTAATGCAAAGGTTACTATCCGAAGTAAGGCATCATCAAATGACTTTACTGGTGAAGCAACATTGTTCTATAACCGGTGGCGTTTAGATGAGACTATCACTGATGGCCGACTGTCTGGTAAACCGGGTGACTTTGCTACAACTGAGGATATATTAAAATATCTTCGGGACGTGTATCAATTACCGGTCTACGATTCGGATTTCTATACAGGTGCTATTGATCCTACGGCACGTGAGATTATATTGACGCCTCGTATTGACGCTGTTGCCTGGTTACCGCCACATCCGGTTACCGTAATGTTCGATCCGGAATAAAAAAAAATAGGCATAGAGGCCACCCCGAAGGGTGGCCAATATGTCGTTACAGTGGTTTATGGACAAGGATTGGTTGCTCTAGCCAAGTCTCGCCCTTATCATCACGATAAGAGTAGACATGGTTTTCACGGATGAATGCAGCTAAACGATCACGATGTACAACAATCGATTGCATGAAGCCTTCTCGCTTCTTCACACGCACGATCACACCTTGATATGCAGCTCGCTTATGCATCAACAGTGCAGCGAACAACGCGCTTCTTTGCTTCATCGGAAGCTTATGCCTTCTTGCTTCCGATTTGACTACACGCACGTCATACTCAGACATTAACGGCGTGTAGATAGTGCGCATCATGAGATGGAGTATGGCACGACGACGATTATTACGATCCGCCATCTTCTTAGCAATACGGGGTTTCCGTTTGCCTGTCATATACCACTCAGGATGCGTCCATCCTTTTCGAACTTTTCGAGTCATGCAAATACCACTACAAATTCCCCATCCTTGAAACCGAATTCATTTTTGCTGTTATCGTACCAGACATCTACACCGATGCGTTTCAGAGCATCAACGTATTCGCCAACCAGAGCGCCAGCCTTACGAACTTCCGTACGGATCTGGTTCAGGAGAGCTTTGTGACTGTGACGGAAATACTTGATGCGTTGTGTCTTAACATCATCGCTACGCGCGATAATGCCTTGAGGAACCATATCCCGGAAGGACCAGTTCAATGAAGCTTTTGCGTGGAGGTCACGACGCAGAGCGTGCACGTTATAGATCACGGATAGCGGACCAGTTCCGCCAGTTGGCATGTTAGCCGTGTCATCTACGATCTCAGCACGTGGAGCGGAGATCTGTTGCCCCTGTGGAGCGTATGGGTTAAATGCCATGTATTGCCCATCTACAAATTTGAAGAGATCACCAGTCGATGTGATTTTGTACGGTGCATCTGTACGACCGACTTGTGGGAGATCATCCATTGCGACGTAATGGTAGGTGCCATCATCGTCAATCAAACGGTGATTACGGCGAGCCATGAATGCATCATGTTCAGCCTGTGTGCTGACCTGGTAGCCTTTGTCACTTACGTGATCAGCAGCTGCCAGCAAATGTTCTTGTGGAAACATTGCAGGGATGACCACATTTTCATAATGGTCACTGTGAACTTGGGTACGATCACTAAGATCCTGTTTCCAATTGTCGTTAGCTGCTTGAGGTGCAGCGGCTTCTGCTTCCATTACGTCCGACAGAGCTTTGTCACACAGGTTAACATTATTCATCATAGCTTCCTTCTAATTTGGGTTGTGTTAATTCGTTTGTTCGGATTCTTGTGCAGCAGCTTCTTTAGCTAGCAGAGCGTTCCACGCCGGTTGAGTAAAGTTGTGCTCCATCAGCCGTTCACGTTCAGTGAGTTCCGCGTATGGTTTACGACCTTCCGACTTACGCCACTTAGCGTCCATCTCTGCCATGTGTTCATCTAGCGATTTCTGCTTTGGATCTTTCTTGCCTGGTTTAGCGTGGAATAGTTCCCATGCTTCAGTACCGTCCATAATCCAGCAAGGTGGTATCTGAACACCTTTCCACTTACCGCCTTTGTACAGTACTTTTGCCATTAGATAGCAAACTCCAGGAATTTGATTTCGGCACCAACCGGTTTACCATGACGGAACAGCAATCCGTAAAGTGGTTCGACGGTGTGGTTGTACATGTCTTCTTCAGTGAAACCATCGAGCAGATGGAGATCGTAGGTGAAGTGATTATCGAAGTACTGCACGTTGTTAACGAACGCTCTGGCATTCATTGCAGTGCTGATTACATCGAGTGGAGCGTCAGCGTGTGCCTTGTATACCCATGGCGAAGGATTAGCTTCAAAGAACTTTTTCCAATCGTTGATGGTCAGGCCTTTGTCACGATCAATACGACGGGTGCATTGAGAAATCATCTACAGCTCCAAACAGAATAAAACCCTCTCCCGAAGGAGAGGGCTTGGAAATGGTTTACGCTACGCGACGGAACATGAATGCCGACTGAACCAGTACGCCTTTGAAGAATTCCAGGTAAGCACCATCGAGGGTGATCACACGGAAACGACGCAGGATACGCTCACCAGCTTCTGCCCGACTGAACATGCCTTTGATAGCATCGATCAGTGCTTGGTGGGTATAGCCCGACACCAGTTGCGCTTCGTCATTCAGCTTCGCATCAGTCAGGTCAGCCAGCACCCAACCAGTTTGCAGGTTGACGTAAGTGTCATTGATCGAGAACACCACTTCGCCTTCTTCGTCTTCAGTACGATGCAGCTGTACCGAACGAGCCAGGATCAGAGATGCCGCATCTTTCAGGTGCTTGACATACTTCGCATCGTAATCGGTGTTCAGGACATCCATCAGCTCACTGATATCATCAATGAAGTTGTCGATATCCAGATCCAGCGACATCGAGTCTTTCATGAAGCTGTTGACTTCGGTAGTCAGGCGCTCTTTGATGAAGTTGTACACACGATCAGACAGCAGACCTTGACGGTTCGCCAGGGCGATGTCTTTAGCGATCTGTTGCAGGTCGTTAGTATCCAACGAAGTCATCAGAACATCGAAGCACTCTTGATCGATGTCGATCAGATGAGTACGGGTAGAACGATATTCGTGGGATGGCAGTTTGTCTTCTTTCGACAGACCCAGTTCCGCACGCAGAGTCTTACGGGACTCTACTTCGTTTTCCATGTCAGTGGTACCTTGGTAATCACCGGACATTTTGACTGGGGTAGTTTCATCAGCCAGCTGCAGTTCTTTGACTTCAGCCAGAGGCATCATGTCATTGATCTGAGTGTGAATCTTCAGCGCTGTGAGACGTACTTCACCTTTCGGCTTATACGCTGCGCCACGGAGATCAGCATCGATCTCGTGTTTCAGGTAATCCATCATTTCGTTGATCTCAACAATGCTTTCTTGAACCACGCCGTCTGGCCACTTCGTGTAGAAGCGGATGTACTTCTCGGGGTTCACCATTTGGGTGTAGACGAAAGTGTCATTGCGTGTTACTTGCCAATCAACTTGATAAGCTGGACGCGTGACAATACCGCCTGGAGAATAGATGAAGTCGAATGGACGCTCCTGATCGATCTCTACACCTTGTGGGATGTAGTAATGTGGATCAAGGATTACATCTTTCGCCGTCATCGGAATCGGACGATCAAGTTCTTCAACCGGTACGAATGGCTGCTGGATAACTGGAGCAGTTGCTTCAGCTACCGAAACACCATACGACTCAACTGGATTCAACGCTGGAGTTACGGCTGGTTGCTGCATTTGCATCTGTTGCATTGGAGCCGGTGCTGGGATTGGTTCTGCGGTTGGGATACCGTAGTCCATACCCGTGTCACCATTACCAGGCAACGCTTGCACAGTCATTGCGGGCTGTACGCTGAGCGACTGATGACCCACGGCCATAGTCGACAGTTGCATCGGTGCACGCTGTACCATTTGCTGTTGTCCATACACTGGGTTCATACCTACAGCTGGCAGTTGCCCCGCACTTGGTTGAGCCATGCTCACCATTTGGCCATTATTCAACATGCCCATTTGCGGTTGCTGCATCATTTGCTGCTGTTGAGGAGCTACCATACGGCCAGAACGATATGCTTGAACATCTTGCATGATCGCACCAAACACTTGGCTGTACTTTTGCAACTCCGCCATCATGTTAGGATCTTGTGCAACGAATTGCGCAAGCTGTGGTTGTTCAGCAACACAGGAAGCGAGATAGCACTTGAACATGGTATCTGCTGCTTTGGTTACTGCAACTTGTGGTGGATTGTTCTGAGCCTGAACTACGGAGATGAACTCCAAGAAGCCAGCCAGGTGACCACACCACTGTTGCCATACTTGATTCTGGAAACGACCCTGGGAGATCTTGTTATACGCCCAGACATGAAGCGAACTACGTTGTGCACGTTCCTGCAAGCGCAACCGGAAAGTACCGATCGCCATTCCCAACATCTGCATCGCTTGTGGGTTAGCAAGCCATTGGGTTTGTTGTACCTGAGGAAACACATCGTTCGAAGCAGGTAGGTTCGGATTGAACGTAGACTGATCGATTTGGTTGTAGCAGATATTCGCCAGATATTGCGGTTGGTTCATTTGAGGCTGTTGCATCTGTTGCTGCTGGTACATGCATGTGTCCTGTTGGATATTTGCAATTTGGGGTTACCCCTTCTGTGTGGATCTTACCCCAGTGATATAGACTTGAGATTTTATCGACTGAAGCGTGCTTGTGCTGCGTCGATTCTTTCTCTTACTTCTTCACGTCTTTCGATCAGCCCGTCATGACGGAACTTAGCGAATAGGTTTAGACGACCACGACCGTCGGGGTTATTCTTCGGCTGGTTTCGATACTGACATACCTCAGCGATAGAGGCGTTCAGCAATCGGGTGTTATCCGCCAGTAGGGACTTGTTATGCGCCAATGCAGACTTCGCACGATCCTGTGGGACGAGGATAGACGTGCATCGAATAACCTTGTTAGACCCTGGCATAGACAACGTGTCTAGCTCACCGTGTTCCGATGTCAGCTTACGAATAGCTGTGTTCAGTTTGAATGAACGCTTCAAGCCATCGTTCAGTTCCTGCAACGACCATTCGGTTTTATCCCGACGACCTTGGAACATATAAGAGAACATGGATACGGTGTAGTTGAAATCTTCCATCACATACGGCAGGACTGTGAGTCGCTTGTTGTACATCGACGTTTCATCAATGTCGGATGCATACAAGTGGTGAGCCATGCTGGTCATGATCGAGTGAAACAGTTCCCAGATGTTGCCAGCTTTGATGCCGACAGAATGCAGCTCTTCCATGGTCATCTCATCAAGAGTTGTTTCCAAGGAATACATGTGAGACTTGATGTTTTCTGCAACTTTACCCTGGTGTTCGAAATCGCCGAATACCATGTGGCCGAGGATGATGCGCCACAGATCAACGGAATCTGCGTAATGTGGTTCAACAAACCGATTAGGGAATGTATCAACGACATACCAGAAACCCGCTACCAATCGCTTCACCAGATCTGTTTCCTGATGAGCAGGCACCACTAGAACATGATCACCTGTTGGGTGATTGCCGGTCAAGTGTGCAGACTGGTACACGTTCCATTGGTCACGTGGGTATTTCTCTGGTGGGAAATCTTTCAGATAACCTACCTGTACATCTGCACCCGCCCATTGCTTGAACGTTTGCGTGACACCGAACTGAGCGAAGAAGTATTGAGCCAGACTGGATTCGATTCGCTCACGCTTGTCATAATCTTTCTTGGTTCGTTTACCCATCTCGTTGTGAATCTGAGACCAGATCACGTACATGATCTTACGGTTGCCGTTGCAGAAGTAATGATGCGACTTCTGTTTGAACGTCAACTTGGTCCGACGGAATGGGATAAAGATACTGCCATTCAACACGGAGAAGCCTACGTCTTTCGACACTGGGGATACAGTGTAGTTTGCGCCATTCAATGTGACGATGCCGCCATCACTAATGTAGGGGAGCAACAGTGGACGTGGGAATAACGGTTCGCCTTTATAGGTGAAGTTCAAGTTCACCATGTAAGTATTGGTCTTAGCGATGTTTGCAATCCGCTTGGAACCATACTCACGAGTAATCTCATCGAAGTGCTTCCACGCTGTTACCAACGTGTTACCAACATATTTGAAATCTTCCGGCCAGCTGCTAGCGTTAATTGCCATGATCTTATCGATCTCACGCCGGGTTGCATTCATCCCGGTGTCTTCATCGACAGCCATCATCTGTTCTACTGCGATGCCGTTTGCCAAGATTGGATTCATCCGTGGCATGCGTTTCTGAATACCGGCAATTAGTTTCGGGTCCAAGCTATTGTTCTCCTTTGAGGCTGGTGAAGATCTTGATGATCGCCTCTATGCCCTTCGGCCCGGTAATCAACAGACCTACCGCACCCTGAACGAGCGATAGGACTGCTGCACGTTTAACGTTCGTGCTGGCATCTTTCTTATCAACTCTGTTATCAATGTAGGCGCGTTCTTCTCTGCTCAACTGTAGCAAGTCTCGGAGTTCACGAGATTCACGTTCGGCTTCTTTAATCCGCCGTTCGTATTCTCGATTCTCTGCTTCCCGCTGAAGTTGTTCGTCTTTCTGTCGTCGGTCATAAGCCGTCTGTTCTTCTTTTTGTCGCCGTTCGTATTCTCGGTCTACCTGCTGTTGATATGCACGTTGTGCCTGAGCGATCTCTGCTGCGGTCTCACCGCGTGCAGCTGCTGCATCTTGCTCAGTCATGTAGAAACCATTCGCAGACAATTCGTCTATGCGGAAAGTTCGTTCGGTACCATTCGAATGGATAATAAGTCCTTCGGGCTGGTTGGGGTCATTCTGATTCTTACACAAGAATCGAGTTGTAACACCTTTGAGATTTAGCCAAATGCCCTCGATGCAATAATCAATCTTGTTAAAGGAAGCTGTAATGCCTTCACCAGTGAACTCCACATTCGGTGGTCGATAGTCCGCTGGATAAATCGTTGCACCTTTATGGTGCTTTGCCAATCTAACCACAATACCCAGAGCTTCAATGTGAACGCCCCCTGGGGATCTTTGTAGCAATTCCAGTGGGATGTCCCAATAGAAGTACAACGTGCCTGGAGCAACTGCTGTGTTGTGATCTAGGTCTTGTCCCTTTAGAGCTTTGTCGATATAATCAACCATCTCTGCTGGTACATGTTCCATCAACTCATGCATGCCCAGATAATCGGGTCTTGCACCACCACAAGGTTTTAGAGAAATCTCGACACGCACTACTTCCGGATTGGATGGGCAGCGCGCATCGAGATGATACGGAATACACAAGTTATCCCAAGTAACAATCTCCATCCGAGTTCGGTTTTCAACGTTCACGGATTTAACTAGAGTTGCGTACTTGGGATTGGTTACCGGGAAGGTATCCGCCTTGGTATTTGGTTTTGTGGTGGGGGTCTTGCTAATGCCTTTGATACGGGAAAATGGATCGATGATGCTAGACGTCATAAAAGCTATTCCAACCTGAACCCGAAACCTAGGTCACGGAGATTTACTTTCTCCGGTGTACTGGCTTCTTGTGTACTACCACTGTCTCGGTTACTGTCTTTCCGAGGATTCTTGTTTGCCGCTTTTCCACCTTTACGTTTGGTGGCTTCGACGGCTCTTCGTTGTTTTCGATTACCGGGTTTGGCGGTGCCTTGCTTTTTGGCAGACGTACCCGCTTCCGATGGACTAGCTAACCCCCTTGGCGGCTTTTTAGGCGCCTGGTTGGGTGTCAACTTAAGTGGAACAATTTCAACTGGTTCAGGTTGTACAGGATTATCCGCTTCAGTATTTTTTCTCCTTTTATCCAGTTCTTCATCCAGGTCGATAACCTTGAAATCAATATCAGTTTGCTCTTCCAGCTGTGGTTCTTCTGCAACAGGTTCCACTACTGGCTCAGCCGATAGTTGGACATCAGGTGTTGTTATATATCCATTCTCCTTTGACTTACGACGATCAACTTCTTTAATGCGGTCTGGTAGCCCCGCACCTTGATAGTTGTCGAAGTGGTATGGTGCATGAACCATGGCTGAGAAATCACCATGGAAGTCGTTTTTGAGTACGCTGTTAAACCTATCAAAATAGTCCATGGCAATTACCTCGGATTGGTCTTTGTGTTATAGCTGCAATGTAGTAATATAGATCTGAGATTTTTTATAGTCCAAGCGACATAAAGCCTCCCTCTAAGGGGAGGTCTTTATATCTTAAACCCATGGTTGTGTTCCTGAAACCAATTCTAAGATAGGTCTCCACCCATTGCTATTGAAGAAGTTATCTTTGTTTTGGTTGTACAGCGATGTCAGGTTGTTCTTATTACCACGAGTGTAATACTGGTATTGGTTATATTCTTCTCGGATGTATACGTTAACACCTTGGTTAGTTGTGTTCGTATCACCAATTCCTAATTCATCGAAGGTGTAGCTTGCGAATCTTTTCTTGCCCGGTTGGATTGCGCCCATCTGTGCGATGCCGTGCATGTACAAAGCCCATTCGCTGGTTGTGTCACTCAAACCTGAAAACGAATGTACTTGCCATGTAGCTCCTTGGATGATTACGTTCTTCCCATAATGGGCACCACAGTTAACCAATGAGTTAAACGCAGTAGCATACCGCAGCGGTTTCTGCGGAATAGCAAACACTTTACCTACTTGTGTATCACGCAAGATTACCCAAGGCGTCGTATCACCCCATGCCATTAATGTACCTGGTGAGGGTTGTGAATTCAAACCAACCAGTGTAGTAAGTGCGGTACCCGTAATGAACTCTGTACTAGGTACCAATACTAATTCTGGTTTAGGTGGTACTTGCACTGCTGCCGAACCAATTAATATTTCAAACATGTTAATTCCTTAAAAGCGAGAACTTCCCCAAGCACCGATTTACATATCGTTCGCTACAGGATAACACAGCATAAAGCCTACCCGAAGGTAGGCAGTATGATTTAAGCTTCTAGGTACCGTTGGGTAGTACCGTCTTCAAAGTACCGGATTGTACCGTCTTCATATCGACGGACTATTCCCGGATTCCTTCAAGGAGCCTTAACAGCATCGATCAGTGGTTTGTTCCACTGCGATTTGCCCATCACTTCTTCCAGACCAGTGATGGTCAGGTTGATTGCGAATGGGATGTTGTTAACGTGCAGGTTGAACGGAACAGCTGCGATCTCACGAGTCACTTGCTGGCCACCACGAGTGATAGGCAGGTCAGCGATCACGGTCGATACGTAGAAGAACTGACCGAAGGACAGGATGTCGTTTTCGGTTGGGTTCTTACGAGTAGGGACGATTACCAGTTTACCATCGAACAGTTCGTTGTTGGTAGTTACCAGGTCGTACTCGAGGATTGCGCCCAGAGTGCGGTCGTCGCCTTGAGTCATCAGGTAGTTACCGATTTCTTTGTCGGTAGCGAAGATGAACATTGGCTTCTCGTCTTGGTTGCCCGAGATCACACGGAAAGCTGCTTCGATGTTCGATTCACGGTAAGCCGGGAACAGAATACCTTTAGCAAAGTTCAGGATGGTCGAGCACACGTCCTGCCAGCGATCCTGAGACTTCAGGGTATCGATGTGGTCAGGCAGGTGCAGCGAACCTTCACGGTAGGTAGGACGCATCATGATGCTCAGAGCACCTTCAACAGCGCCGAACTTCGGACGGTCGTAACCATTACCAACAACTTCTTTCAGTTGTGCCAGGTAGTTCAACAGACGTTTAACAGCGTTGTTGCTGTTACGGATGTTGGTGTTGACAGTCAGTGCCTTCACAACGTCGCCTGGGCCTTGCTCGTCCATGGTGGACATTGGCAGAGTTACCGGAGCGTGCATTGGGATTGGGTGACGGAACTGGATAGCACGAGTTTGCAACAGGTGACCACGCTGACGGCGGTTAGTGTTGGTGAACTTGAGGTCCAGGTCGTAGCCGACTACTTCCAGATCGCCGATAGCTGCAACCAGAGCTGCACCATCACCAGTTTCGATCGAGATCAGCTTACGGTCTTCGTCGACGATACGGTCGATTTCAATACCGGTTGCGCCGTAACGAGCATCACCACGGGAGGTCGAAACCGAACCGTTGAACGATACGCTGATACGAGCAGTCCACTTACGGTTGATCAGCTCTTGCACGTTGGCAGAGATGGTACCGTCGATGGCTTTGGTGTCTTCGCCAACAACCAGGTCTTCAGTGATGAAGTCCAGTTTAGCAAGGCGGGTGTCGCCGATCAGACCAGGCTGGAATACAGCGGTAGGCAGACGGTCAACAACGAAGCGGATAACCTTACCGTCGAACTTGACGTACAGCGCTTTCAGACGGCCACTTGGATCGATGGTATCCGAAATGTCCAGCATGCCTTTGTTGATCAGCAGGTTGGCGTTCGAGTTACCCATCAGGTCGATCTTCACGTTTGGCTTCAGTGGGCCAGTAGTGATGGTCATGTTCTGTTCGTTGGTCACTGTGTGGTGCGGAACAACAGCAGGATCAGTGAAGAACTTCAGGTTGGTGCCATCTGGATCGACTGCAGGGATCAGGTCGGTGCAGTTGTCGTCCAGGATCGACGGATCACGGTAAGCTTCTACCATGTTCACTTCTTCGTTAGCCAGCTTCTGGCCGCTAACAGCGTGGTAAACGTCTTTCATTACAGCGATGTAAGGAAGAACCTGAACAACACCACCTTCAACTGGGTTGATAACGGTAGTAGGGTACAGACGTTCAGCGAACTCATCCTGACGGGAAGCTTCGAGGTTGTAACCAACAGTTACGACGCGGAAGTCACGCTGAGATTTTTCGTTGTAGTTTTCCAGACCCAGGTGGTCTTGGAATACTTGCAGGGAACCAGCAGGACCGTTGAACTCGTGACGTACGTTGTGAACGTGGTCTTCGTTCGAAACTACTTCCTTGGATACTGCACGCAGAGCTTTCTTATAAGCTTCTGGGTCAGCGCAAGCGATAGCAGCAACGGTAGCAGCGCGCTGTTGGTTTTCGGTGATGTAGGCTTTACCGGTTTTGACTTCAAAGTGTTCGAAACCGAACTTCTTCATTGTCGCGCCCAGGTCGGTGTACATCTGGCCAGCAGTGGTACGACCGGCTTCAGTGATGTCACCGAAGTTTTCTTGGCTGATGAATTCTACCAGGCCTTTACCTTTAGCCAGGACGGAGTCGCCGTAGTTTTGTTCAGCTTCCAGTGCGCCGAGGAAATCTTCCATCGAGAAGCGAGTGTATTGCTTCTGCGCATTATGTTTAAACAGTGAATCGAGATTCATGATCTATTCCTTCGAAGGGATGAGTTTTTGGTGGTGTTACAAAATTCAGGGATGCAGTTACTTTGCCTGCAATGCCTCTAAATAATAAGTGAACAGATTTGTCGAAGCGACACTCTCGAATGTGCGAGTTCGCATCAGTTCGCCGATCATATCATCAAATAATGCACGATTGGCCTTGATGGAGAGTCGAGCAGGATCGCCATTACCCGTGTGCAAACTCTTTTGCACAGCAACCCAAAGATTCTCATCTACAGGATAAAGGCTGTATTCATAGCATTCAAGGCTAGGATGCAGCGCTTTGGTTAGTGCGTTGTTGGTAATACGTCCTTCCACACGATTGTGTAGATCTTGCATCTTAGGGTTCGTAACACCTACGCCACTGGCTAGTTGCATGAGTCCCGTTACAGGACTGTCTGCTAATTCAACTTTTGTAGCAGAACAAAACTTGAATGGGAATTTGTTGATCGCGTCATGGATAGCAGCGAGGTCGCTGACAGACGCAACGCTTGACATATAGTTAATATCAAGCAATTTGGTTAGCTGTACGCCATCATTACGGAAATGTTCCAGCAAGTCGGCGGGTAGTACTAACAGTTTGACCATTGGAGGGCACCCCGTTGAATGTTGACGTTTCATAGCCTTATACATAGGGATATGTAATAAACTACCCATCTAGTTAATAATACATGGCTCATTATTAGAAACATTCACATTCAGGAATACTGCTAAAATGTCATCGCATAAACAACTATTGGTTAGTTGCATCACTTTGCTCTGTCTAGAGCATCGCGAAGACTCCCCTGCATCGGCATCGACCGAGCTGATTTCTGACGTAATCGATACGATCCAAGTTAAAGAAACTACGATCGATAGCGACCATGGACGTCAAACCTTTTTAGAACTTCGTCGTTTGGTAGTTGATCTCAACTGTAAGACACCGACAGAGTTCCCGAGTCTCATGGAAGTTCTACAGAACGTCCAAGTTTGTGCTCGAGAAGAATCATACCTATTTGAAGCAGTTGCGGCTGCGGTTAACGAAGTATTCCCTGATGGTCTTTCGATCATGCAGCGTATCAATGAGAAGCGTAACGTATTGCGCGCTCACTTGAATGATACGAAGATCTCTCAGATCATGAAGGAATATTCACACAAGCTTTTGTTTAACGCTGTTGGTTCTACTAATAGCATTAGTCTGATCCGCGAGATGCAGTCTAAGTTGGACCCGTATGTACAAGCACGTGCTGATGCTCGACATCCAGCAGAAATCGGTACTGTCGACTTCGACGATCCAGAACTGGTTGCTAAGTACTTCGAAGCTGTTAAAGAAACAATGTCGATTGAAGGTGCATTCAAAACTGGTTGGAAAGGTTTCAACCGAATGCTAGGTAAGCTTGGTGCACTCCGTCGTGGTGAGTTCATTTTAGGGGGTGGTCTGCAGCACAACTTTAAAACAGGTTTGGCTTTGACTCTGTTCTCTCACATTTGTTTATTCAACAAACCGTTCATGCGTGATAAGAACAAGAAGCCATTGGCATTGTTCGTAACGCTTGAGAACGAACTGTCTGACAACTTGCTGATCCTTTATAAGTACCTGATGGAGAACGAGACAGGTGAAGCTGTCGATGAAACTCTGATCGATCCGGTATTGGCTACACAATACATTTCTGCTCGGTTGCAGGAATCTGGCTTCAAGGTGTTGATTACTCGTTTTGATCCTACCGACTTTACCATTGCTGGTTTCACTAACTGGCTGGATAGTTTGCAGGCTCAGGGTTATGAGATTCAATATCTCTGCGTTGACTATCTTAACATGCTGCCTAAGACTGGTTTGGATGCTAAGGTAGCTGGTGATGACATTCGACTGTTGTTCCGTCGTATGCGTAACTACACGACTCCTCGTGGTATTACATTCTTCTCACCTCATCAGTTGTCTTCTGATGCATTGCAACTTATGCGTGAGAACACTGAAGACTTCGTGAAGATTGTAGCGAACCGTGGTTATTACGATGGTTGCCGTCGTCTGGGTCAAGAACCAGACTTGGAATTGATCTTCCACATCGTGAAAGTAGCTGGCAAATCGTACTTCACTATTCAACGTGGTAAACACCGGAACACAGTTACAGCTGAAGCTGACCAATACTGTGTACTTCCATTTGCACCTGTGGGTACAATCCCGTGGGACATCGACAAAGAAGTAGATTACAGTCTACGTCAGTTGCCAGGCATGTCTGGTCAAGCTGGTGATGAAGCCTGGTCTATTTAACGAACCTTGGTGGTGGTTGCAGGAATGGTTCTCCCTCCGGGGAGAATTTATTCCGCTACCCTGCTCCCGGAGTACCAAATGAAACAAATTGATTACTTGATAGAAGACATGTGTAACCATGTTCGACATCGTGCTGCGGTAGGGGTTGGTGCAAAGGTTGTTGTATATGTAGCCTCACAGAACCTCCCAACAGTATTTAAAGCTGCCGGTAAGCTCGCTCACAGCATTCTAAAAGGAACTGAGTGGGATAACGCCTGTATTGAAAACTCTGAGCTTACGCTGCGTACAGAACTCTTGCTGAAAGATCTGTTCTATACTAAGCGTATTGTGTTAGATGTGTTGGAAAAGCCTGCACCTTACAGTGTCGGTAACTTTGTAGCACTGGATGTTGGCACGTATGAAAAGGTCTATTATGATCTTGACACATGTGAACTTGTTATTCGGGCTATGACTGCCGAATAGAAACAAAAAAAAAATAAGGCATAGCGGCTACCCCGAAGGGTAGCCATTATGTTGTCTTAATCAGACATAGTCGACTTTATCGAACTTTGCCAGGGCATCAGCCAACTGTTTACGCAACACTTCCAGACGATCTTTGCAATCGATGGCTACTTGGAAACGACCATCAATTGGGCTACCAGCAAACCACTCGATCATTTCATCCGTAACAGTAGGAAGATCCACTTTAATAGCTAAGCTATTTTCTTCTGAGTGAATGTTGTCACGATCACGGGCAACTGCGTCCACCCAAGCAAAGAGAGGGGCATCTTCGCCTTCAGTCATTCCATCAGTAAAATAATAGAACAACTCACCATCTTTATCCAGATGCATGTAGTCTGGTTTAAGCGAGTGCTTTGCATTTTTCGCAGCCATGATGTTATCCTTAACGCAGGGATTATTCGAACAGGCCGTCAGCGTAAGCTTCTACAACAAACTTCGCTTCCCGCAAGCCAGTACCGAATGTTTGACGCAGACTGCGAATTGCATCCACGCTGGTACGGTAGTTACTTTGGGCTTTAACGATTTCTCGCCATTCACCTTTGGTACCTTGACGTGCTTCATCAGCCAGGTAAGAAACGACATAGCCGAAACGTTCCAGTTGCAGGCGAGCATCTTCCTGGGCATGGATCACTTTGGTCAGAGCGGCATGAAAGCCACCGCCAGTCTCAGCTTGATACTGAGAAGTGATCTGATCGGCAGGATGTTTCAGAACAGACTTGATAACTTCTTTCAAGCCTGTTTGGTATTCGACGATTTCGCTCATGCATTCAGTGAGCAACGTTACTTGTGGAATCACGTTCTTAATCCTTAAAGTTTGAGCTACCCCGAAGGGTAGCTTTATGCCGTTAGTTCCCGATATCTGGGAATGGCTTGTGGTTGACATCATCGCCATAGATGTTCAAAGCTGGTCCGTCTAAACGGATTACCACCGTAGGCCCACGTGGTGGATTAGGTGGATCTTCGATGGTGTCATGATGCCGGAACGGTGGCATGTTGTCACGGATTTGTTGCATCAACTTAGCGTCCATGTGTATCCTTACGAAATGTTCTTGATCATGATGATGAGTTCGTCATCAACTTCTCGGTAATCAGCAGTTACCTTTTCCAACAGCTCTCGATGGTAATCGATAGCGTTTTGCTGGAGGAAGTTATAGACATCACGCAACACCATCCGCGACAGGTAGTTGCGTTCTTCTGCAACTTGCTTACGAATCAACATAGCGACAGCAGGAGTACCCTGGATATCGAATACGTGATTCTTGATCAGCGTGTCGCCGCAATAGATCTGCACTTCACGGCTGCAAGTATCTGGGTGAAACAAGTGCATGATGCGGAGGTCAACTGGCTTGCAATTGAACATTCCGTAAAATGCGTTGATCACTTCCATCGACTGATAGCTGTTAATGATCTTTACGCTGACTTCATGGTGTTGAGTATTCATGTCTAATCCCTAAAGTAATTGGATCAACTGATCCAGTTGTACAGCTGTTTATGGCCAGTCATCAGGCGACCGATATCCTTCACCTGCTGCGTCATCGTGATGTCACGAATGTCGTAGAGAATGTTGGAGTTCAGTGACTTGATTTTCAGTGGCTTCCCGTCTGGGTTATGGATGTGCTTCGCTGCGTTTTGTACCACAGCTTTTACTTTGGTTTCACCAGCCCGCAGTGTTACGAGCTGATCACCAGAGATCATGATTTCCAGAGAAGCGTCCAGCGGTGCTGGAATGGAGAACTCGGCTTCGATTACACCACCGGCTACACGCACCACGTTCCACCAGGTTGGCTTTTCGAGGGTGGTGTAGACCATGTGGGTACATGGCTCACCTTTAGTGCTCTGACGCACTTCCAGCTTGTTCAGCGGAATGAGCAGTTCATGCTTCGCGTTGGACCAGTCCAGTGTAGTACGACCACCTTCGGTAACTGGTGTAGGAACACCACCTTGATGATAAACCGGTACCAGACCGTTAGCTTCCAAGAGTACAGCCAGGTTCATTGCTTCTACTGCGTGATCACGAAACATCTTATTTCCTTAATGCTTAAATTAATAGTCGCAGCGAGGGGCTCGGATAAGTTTACCGATACGGTGGAATGGAGGGCGATTCCAATCCCCATGCACCGAATGCCATTGTACCAGATCACGTTCGTTTGCGTTATAGCAACCACTCATTAAACGTGCCCGATACTTCTCAGCTTGCTTTCTTTTGGTGAATATGCGATGTACGGCTGGTGTACTCAGTCGTTCATTGCGATGAACAACGCCCCAGTCACGAAGTGAATGGCTCCCGTGGAACAGGCGGCATTGGCCTGGTTCGAGTTTCATTGGAACGAACACACTGTAGCGATTGGCTTTTGGACGTCCAGCTACAGTTCGCTCAGTGATTGAGATTGAGTTAAGGCGTGGGTCTTTACGAATACACGCACTAACAAAGTAAATTACTCGACCAGCGAACAGATCTTCTTTACGGCAACGACGTGCTTTCATTAATCCTCCATGTCTTCGTTTGCCCAGGCGGCGTACTGCTGATCTTGAGCGCGCTGTTCTTTCCGCGCCGACACTTTGTGACGAGCAGTCATGCGCAGTAAAGCTTTAACCAAGCGCTTTTTATTCGCCACGTAAAACCCAGACCAGTACGTTTGTTCGTGGTACTTGATGATACCACCCAGCGTTGGGTCGTCCAACGAAAGCTCGTGCCAATCGAGTTCGTACAAATGCATGTCGCCATGCAGGAATGCCAATTTTGGATGGGTACTGCAGACATCCTGAATCAACTCATACGGCAGACGGGCCGCATAGTTGTGTTTGTTCTTCAACCCGGCAGGAATGGTTTCCATAACGGCTTTGTGCTTATTACGGAGATAATCTTCGTTATCCCTGTTATAGTGCCATTGAACACCACCCGTACCACGAGAAACGATTTCTTTCAGGTGGGCACCGTTGAACGAAGCCAGTTTGTCGCCACCCATGATCGGGCATGGATCGTTGGTCAGGATTACCCAAGACTGAGGACCATTCCACACGTGGCCGGTTACAGTAACTTCATTCATCTCTTCACGAGCAGAAGTTGAGTAGCGTACTACCGACCCTACTGGTGCGTGTTCTGGTTGCCATGGGGTTTGCCACTCTTCAACCCACACCGATTCCTTTTCAGGGTATGGACCGAGATCCACTTTAGTACCGTCATCTTTGGTAATGATGCAATCCAGCATCTTCCCAGTTTCACGTTCACCTTTATAAACCTTAACGTACGGCATAACTTTTCCTTTTAATCCCGGCCTTCAACAAAACAAAGACTGTCGACCAATCGATCGATAGTATCGTCACAAGGTTCTTTGCGTTTAGTAATGACCAAGTACAACTCATAGTCACTGTTATCATTACAGCACGAACAACCACGGACCTGAGTACGCTCTACCTCGATATCAAACATATCGAGATTAGCCTCCATTCCAAAGTGTCCTGTGATTCGATGAGCCAGATCGCCGAAGGACATCGAACTACCGTAGTAATTGATATACAGTGTTTCCGGAGTGTTTTCTGGTTCCGAATAGATCGAGTTCGACATTACTTGTTGTTCCATGGTTCTGGGAAGCGACGAGCGATGGCTTCCATTAAGTCGTATGGACGATCCAGGCGATATTGCTCATCTGCCCTCTGATTAATCCAGCACCAGTCACGGAGTCGCCCGATGGATTCGTAACTCAATACGAAGCACGTGTCGGTAGGTGTAACGGTAAGGCGATCAGCCACGCCGGTAGGAATGATTAGTCCACCTTCGAACATCTCGGCCAACAACACCATCCGCCAGATTTGCGCAGTCAGGATAGGGCTGTCCTTATCGAACTGTTCCTTAAACATACCACTCTGGGTTTCGAACAGGTTGTCGCCAGTTTCGATGAAGTGAGGCGTATTGAAGGAGTCCATGTATTGGCCCCACATCCATACCTTCTCGGCAATGTCTTCTTTATCCACCAGCTTCAGGAAAGCAGGGATAGCATGCTTCGGAATTTCAAAAGCCATTACGGTTACTCCGATTAGCTACGGTTGTCACGCAGGTAAGATACCACGCAGACATTGTTACGGGTCAGGTGTGCACGACGTTGTGGCCAGCCGCGGCGCATGCCGTGGTTGGTATGACGTTCCATGCGAGCCAAGCGTTTGGCTTTCTTTGCCGATACCTTCACCAGAGTATCACCTGGCTGCTCCGGTACCCAGCTCCAGAGCTTGTCGCGAAGATCAGTGTAAGCGTTCAGGACGTTGGCACCGTGGTGATCAACAACACGGCTGCCGTTATGCATGCGACGCATACGAGCGATACCGTTTTCGTCCAGCTCGTACTGGTTGTCTTTACGGCAGACGTAATCGGGATGACCTTTACCTAGTTTACGGCACATGCTTAGAACTCCTGTACTTTGATTTGGTTTCGTTCGACGAGATCGTTACGGTTGTAATCGTGATCGATATACTCGCCGGTACGGTATTTCCGCAACACCCAACTACCGAGATACGGATTACCCGATGGAGACAAGCCGTATTCACGACCCATCACGTGCGATTGGTCGGGGGAGATATAATGATGGTCACCCATCACTTCCATCAATTCAATACCCATGGTGATTCCTTGTAGTAATGTAGATCTAAAATAAATTAAAAGCGTGAGACGAAATAAAACCCAGGGAACCCGAAGGCCCCTGGGGTATTGCAATTAGTCAATGTAAATCATTTTGTTCAGTCGCGCATTATTACGGAGATGACGGATCAACCCCCAATAATGATTCGACATGATGATGCGACGTTCGAAACTCATTTGACTGCCAAGATGCATAGTCTTAGGAAGCTCTTCCTGAATCCACTCATCACGGTTACGCAGGTCAAGTACTTGGCAAGCCATGGTTCCGTTCGGATACATGCTTGCTTCGATGAACTGAACCGCCTCAAAGCGTTCTTGTTCTGTAAGCATCCCTTGATGCACTGCACGATACATTGTTGGACACATGAAACTACCGTCATAACGACCGGACACGATCATCGATTCCAGCGTATTGGCGATGCGCAAGTCACGATCGATTGTTTCTTGTACTTGCGTTTTGATCGGATCAGGACGGAATGCAGCAAACATCTTCTTCAGCATTTTCTTTACTCAGAATTCATTTGATGAGGGTTTGTAGTTTGTCAGCTTCTTTACGCAGTTTGCGAATGAAAGCCCAGTACCAGTTGGAGCAGACGATACGCAGTTCGAACTCGCATGCACTACGATCGAGCGTGCCTTCTTCTTCCAACTTGTCCATCAGGAACACATGTGGCATAATGGCGTTCATGATCATACGGCGCGCAGTGTAGCACACATCTTGATCCAAATCGCGGATCTTGAACAGGGCTTCACACATGAAAGGCTTTGCTTCACTGTAAGCGCTGGTCATGATCGCCCGCTCAATAGCGTCAGCTGTATCACGGTTATCTTTGACCATCTTACGGATGCGTTGTTGGTAACGGTATTCTTCAGCTGCGGCAGTGCCAGGGAACCACTCGGACAGTTTCTTCTTTAACAGGTTCAGCATCGTGGTTCTCCTTAAAATACTCTTCTACTATTTTGCAAGCTTTTGCATAGAGTGCCGGATCACCTTCTTTAAGTACTTCGAGAAGGAGTTGTTTCTCATGCATGTAGGTCTTGGCAAATTTAGCGTCATGTTCTTGAATGCTACCAGCGTTATCGATCAGGTCGCACAGCTTGATTGTTTTACCGCGTGGTGAAGCTTGAGCTGTATGAGCCCGATCGATTGCTTTACGTATTTCCCGATTCCCATCTTCAGGTTTCGAGACGTCTGTAAGTTCCTCGACCAGTTGAGCGACATCACTACCGAACATATCTTCGATGTGGTCACGTTTAGTCTGAGTGTCTTCGAGTACATCATGCAGCAGAGTAGCACACCGCATGTTATCATCGACGTTAGCCGCTTGGTTTAAAATGAACAGCACATTAAGTGGGTGTTCATGATAGTCAGTCAGCACATATTTACGCAGTTGCCCAACCGCAGTATGGGCACCGACGCAGAACGCTTTGGCAAGCTCTACTTTGTTGTACATTGCTTTCTACTCTAAGGGATACATACACTATCCCCCAGCGTAGATTAATTTTTGGTGTAGGGCTTCAGGTACAGAGCGAAACCATTTACATGGCGAATCTTTTTGATCAATTCGCGATAGAAAGGAATGCCCGTATTGGTGATGAACTCATGTGACGAAGCCCATCTGACATCACCGTCATTTGTGGCTTTGCTGTGCTGGTGCGCATACAACGTACCGTGTGGGTGAATTTCCATCTCGATAATGCTGATCAGGCGATCACGCACTTTCTTAGGTACATTCATCGTAGTGCGAGAATGCTTCGCCACGATGCACATGTAGTTATCAGAAGAACAATAGCGCCCGGTATCGAGAAGATGCTCCAGGTAATTTGCTGCTTCCATGTTGCACATTTTTTCTGGATAGGTAGTCCAGAGTTGGCGGCGCTTTACATTGTAATTTGCACGACGACGAAGTTCCAAACCTTTCTGAATGAACTCGCTTACAACCGATTTCGTTTTTGCTATTACCTGTTCCATTTTAATCCTTAGTGTTCCATTGACAACCGATAGTGCGCATCTGCGTACCAATAGATCGTTTCGTCAGCTACGTGCCGAGCGTACTCGGCGACGATATGTTCAACCACAGAAAAGCACCCTCGGTACTCCTGAGCAACCATTCGAACGGCGTGTTGCAATGCGTTCAAATTGATGTGCTCAGTTTCCCAATTACGGATACCGCGAAAGCCCATGACACAGCGAGCTCGATGAATTAAAGCTTTCTCCAACTCCTCCAGCGAAGAGAACTCAACCACGTTGAAGTCCTCCTTTGCTTTTGGTTCATGAAGATAAAATCCACTTACATGCATTTGGGCATTCATACTACACTCTCTTTGGCATACCGATTACCAGATCGTGACCCTCACGGCTTACATTGCCCCAGGCTACGTTCCATCCTTTTGTGCGCATATCTGCGATGACGCGTTCTTGTACAGGCAGTTCCACCGTGCCGATGAAGTTCAGAGTCCAGAAGTACGAGAACTCATCAGACTGGCGCAACTCGTGAACGTTTGGGCTATCGAACAGCTCCTTGACTTTGTGCATTACATCGTCGTAAGTAACAGTTACCAACCCCGATGCCCGACGATAGTAATCCATCGAAGGGATATCGTTTATTGCGTTTTCTTCTTTGTGCAGCGAACCATTTACATCTGGGTTAAGCTGGAAGTTTTGCTTCAGCCACACAGACTTCACAATGTGGTTGTTGCCATACTGGCACACATTGACGCAGAGAGTTTCAGGATCGAAGATAGTACGAACTTCATCGATTGCCAGTACACTTGCTACGAGGGTACGCAGAGCCTGATCCCACCAGTATTCCTCGTGCAGAGGAATTACCATCAAACGCTTTGGGTCCAGGTGTTGATCCAAGTGACCATCAATAGTCACGTAACGCACGTGTCCTTGGTCACATATTGCGAGATACACTGAGTTGTTAGGCTGCACCCGGCTATCCGTAGCCGGCATAGTTGGCCCACTGAACGCAGGCGAGTGCTGTACTGCATTGTCCATGTTAAAGCTCCTACTGAGGTTTGGAAGTTTAATGTTGCTACGACTTGCTTCGGGTGAAACAAAATAAAGGATGCATTAGAGCTAAATGCTCTAATGCTAATTAACAAGATAAAAAGCCCCCATCCCATGCTCTTAGTCACTGACCTTCACATTAGGTAGGGGGTTCAAGTACTTTTACAATCCGAGTACAGCTAGGTCACTTCTGACCATCAACACACAGAAAATGAAAGCCAATGCAACCCAAGCAATAACTCCGAATAAACCAGAGACATTACTGAAGTATTTAACTTGAGCGTCTTGTAAGACATTCAGTTGCTGAAGGCGTTTCTCCAACTGATGCTGGTGAAAACCTGACAGAAAAGCAACAAGAAGACTGAGCAACGCGCTCAGGGCATAAATGCCCATGGGTGATATAGTCATTCGCACTCACAGTCGTACGGGTTATGGTTCTCACGCAGATAGCGCAAATGCTTATGGATCTCTTTAACCAGATCACTCAAGAACACGACCGTGTAATGGCCGATACGTTTGTGACCATCCGTTACCAGGTTGGTATAGTTGAACTGGACAACGCCCAGCTTCTCTTCTACCGAACGTCTGGTACAGATCACTTCCAGATTCCAATCTGTGTTGGTACGGAAAGAGTAGTTGTCGAGAAGATTCGAGGTAAAGCAGTTCAGCAACGTATCATCAGAGATACGCTGTGGGAACCAGGCTTGTGGATCATTGTAGTTCCGTTGCCACTGTTCCCAAGAGGTACTTTCGCGAACCTGACGCATGGTGCAAGGCAGGATGTTTTCCGCCAACTCTACAGTTGCCCGCAGAAGGTCGGTGTAATTCTGCTTGGACGTCGAGAGTTCCCAGCAGCGAAAGAACATTTGTTCTAACGCAACACGCAAGATTGCATCGTTCATGTTAGTTATTCCCGGAGAGTTTGACGTCTTTTGCTTTGATGTCCCCACAACCTTCACATTGAAGAGTATGGATATATCCGATTACGTGGTTTTTCCAGCCATGCATCTTGTCAGTAGAATGCAGGAGCTTCCACTTGTGTTGATGTGGAGGTGGGACTTCTTGATACAGCCGCTTGGTATGCGTTGCGTAATACAACGCCACCAGAGCCACTACAAGAGCTATGATCGCCACTGCCAGTGCGTATGCTTCAAGAGGCATCAGCTAATTCCTTGGAGATGGTTTAAACAGATCAGAATCAGTAATACTTCCGGAGCCATCAGTCCCGCTAACCACCACAGTCGGTGAGAGCGATAATGTGGTTCACCAAAAGTAGCACCAATTGCTGCAACCAACATCACTGAAAGCATGAACAGCATCACGCCAATTACCCACATTGCCATTGTTGCGTGCATTGTGAGTCCTTAAGCCAGACGGCCGTCGGTACTGCGGTAAATGGAATTCACTGTTTCAACCAGAGCTTGCTCGCGATCGATCCGAATGATCTTCGATGTACGAGTTGGATGCCAGCCGTTATGGCAATACATTTCACCCATCGCAACTTGCATACCTTCAACATCGGTGCGATCAGGCCAGATGGTTTTAGCGTCGGCAATGTACATGCCACGCATCGAGTAAACCAACTTACCGGTAACCTGGTCCTTAACCGGTTCGGCTGCTTGGTCATCCGAAATGACTTGAGCGGTACAACCTTTTTCAGCTACTTGCTGTGACATTTGATTTTCCCCGTAACTTGGTCAATACGCCGTGTGAGGATTTTTCCACACATGCATTGAAAGGTGAACAGTTCATGTGAGACGTACTTACCTGCGGTGTCGATAGAAGTAAACGTACCGTCAGGGCGCGTCAACACACGCTCTTTTGAAATCAGGTGATACTGATGGCGGCAGCCACCAAACAGCAGCCGCCATAGTAGTGTTAGCATTATGCTGCTTCCTTTTCCTTTTCGAGCTGGGTTTCGGCGATTGCTTCTTCTACGCTTACACCGATACCCGAAGGCTTGGTGGTCAGGCCCAGATTCATGCGACCTTGGAGAGCATAGCGAATGCAATCAACCCGGCGAGGATCGAAGTATTCGGTAGCATGACCCGAGAAGGTATCACCGAACAACGAAACGTAGCACAGCTCAGTCAGCGTATGCTCGCCCTCGATACCAGCCCATTTGGATTTCTGCGTGTGAACAAACCAGAACGACTGGCAGTTCTCGATGCGGAACTTCATGCCTTGTGCGAACAGATGTTTCAGGGTACGGCGCCAGTTAGTAACCTGGTCATCCAGATCTTCAACCGGGATCAGTTCCAACCCTTCACGCCAACCGGCATGATGCTCGTCCAGGTATTCACAGAACCGGTTCTGGCGGTGCCACCAACTTTTGATCATTGGGTTCCCGACAATCTCCTGGAACAATGGCAGTGCCGATGGTGCTAATTCTAACATCTTGTTTCCCCGTATTGAACCATTCGCTTAGTACGATGGTTGTTCGTGTTTTACCAGTTGATACATCGGTACGATACTTCAGACGGATAACTTTCCAGTTAGCCTGATGCAGCGCAACGAAAATGTTTTTGAGGTCTTCCTCGGTATAACGCCCATCTAACTTGATGTTAAACCCACGCGCATTTGGTTCTACCAGAGGGTCAGTTCCCATGGAAACCCATGAGTGGTTCATCTCTGGAAACAGAAGCTGTCGAGCGACTTCATTCATAAGCCGCTCGTCACGCGTCCGTGCGCGGCGAGAGAAGGTTACATCAGGCGCAGGGAACGCGTTGAACAGTGGCATGGATAGTCCCTACTTCACTGAGAAATTCAGCAGTCATCTGATTACGCAACTCGACATTGTCCAAAGCAGCAACAATTTCTTTAAGCGGACGACCCGCTTTGAGTTGGTTATGTATTACATGAGTACGCAGCAAAGACACCGCTACATCGAACGGTATCTCTATCTCATCCTGTTTAACCGGTTGTGCAGCCAAACGTTCCCGAAGATGCGGATAACGCATCAGCATTTCTTCAGGGGTGACTCGCAACTGTAATCGCTTCATGCGGAACCTCGTACGTAATACTCATGCAAGGCCGCTCAGGACGCTTGCAGTACATTTCAGATACTTCCCCTACTGGTTGGGTCAGTTCCCAAACAGCCTGCCCAGCGCCCAACACACAGGCGCACAGACAGATAACTCCGAGTGCAACTTTACGCATATTAAATCCACCGTGTGGCATGAGGGTATTCTTCACGAATACGTTTAGCGATATAGCGGTGATGCTTAGGAAACGATGTCGACAGGTTTACCCACATAATGCGAGCAGGGCCATTGTGCATCTGTTCCAACCACTCGTCGCGTTTAATTTTCCCTTGTGCCAGACGATCATTGATTCCTTGGCGAGTTTTTCCTTCGAGCCACTCGTACTTGAGCAACACGATTTGATCTTCGATATCCCGCATTGGTTTGGCGACTGAGCAAACAGCAATGAAGCCTGCTGCAGCCACCACCTTGAGGGCAACACGGCCCACAACGTATACTTGGAAATTCATCATGGTGTTTGCCCCTAGCTTAAATAAAATAATTATTGTGTAAAAAAGAAAAGTTTGGGAGGGGAAGCTTGCGCCTCCCCCACCCGGCATCAGTCAACAATCGACTCGATGTAGATTTCGACGTTCTTGCGCAACTCATAAAGCGAGTCCACGTAAGTAACTTTGCGTTCGTATTTGTCGAGGAGTTCGCGGGACTCGACCTTTACGTTTGCACGCACGGTTCCGTGCCGCGACTTGTCTGCTCGGACACGATCCGTAATCGCGTCCAGTTCTACATAGAGGTCTTCGATTTGATAGCGGTCCCAGAACCGCTGGCAAACCACCACGGCGCAGCTAATGACGCCGACCTTGAATAGTGTACCGAGCACTGACATTGGTATTACTCCACAACAGTTGGGTTTGGCGGGTTCGGGGCATCGGCCGGAGGGTTGGGGCCATTCACGACATCGTCGGCAATTTCAGCAGCATCAGCCGAGATCTCATCCCAGCTACGACCGACCTGGAAGGCGACGTAACCGAGGGCAGCGATAGCGGTAATTTTCAGCACGGTCTTGAACATGACGTATTTCCTTCTATTGCTTTGGGAATTGGCCCCACACGAGGCCGGTGGGGTTTACTGTGCTTTTGCAGCTTTGTTCATCTTCACGGTTTCAGCGATGTGCTCAGCGCAAGCTTTGACAGTTGCAGCAGCGATTGCGATAACAACAATTTTGCCGAACAAGCCCATTTCGTTGAATGCATTAGCCATGGTAGAACTCCGTAAATTAGTTGAGAAGGTTTTTTGAAGAGGCTGAGATTACTTCGGGTCAGCGACTTTAGGATTTGGACGGCAGGCGTCGGAGGCAGACAGAACGAGCTGTTGAATGCAACCGAGTACAACCGAGGCGATGATGATTTTGCCGAAAGTTTTCATAACGAATTCCTTTTGATTTAACGTGCTATATTCAAGATTGTAATATAGCTTTTCAATTGTTTTAAATAGCGAAACGGCTATTCGTTGACGATGGCTGTGGTAACGGCAGTCAGCCCAGCGGTAACGCACAGAACCCCACCACTCAAAAGAATGGTTACGTCACGACGGGCATGACGTTTGTTGGAGTTGTCGATACCTGCTTTGAGCATGACGCAGCCAAGGCCGATTGCGGTACCAGCGGCCAGACCAATTGCAAGACGATTAAAGAGACCCATGTTATTTCCTTTCCCAGATATCCGAGAGGGTTTGAATTGCGGTAACGGCACCGACCGCGGTCAGCAACGCGCCAAAGCCAATAACTACCTGCTGATCAATTTCTTTATCAGCACGGGTTACTTTAGTACCGGTCTTGAGCAGGGACAAGCCCATAGCCATGGTAGCACCAGCACACATGCAAGTTGTAACTTTAGCGAGAAATGCCATGATCGATTACCTTTACTTAAATTGGGTTTAGTGTAACTGATTTTGTTTTCTTGAACAAACGCTTGTGGGTACGTATTGAATAGAACGTACCTATTGCTCCACCCAATGCGGATGGTACAAACACAATCCAACCAGAATGCAGGAACAACCCGAACGTTGCGAAGATCGTGGTAGTTACCAGTACCGAAGTACCTGCAGAAACCCACTCGTGGCCCTGTGCAATATTTCGGGATTGGAAAGACTTAACGAAAGCCTCGAAGAACGTTACGCAAAACGCCAATACAAATGGCGCTATGATCGCAGCGAAGTCGAACAATTCTTTCATCGTACCACCAACATCTCAGTGCCATTAGGACCGATGCGGTGACCAAGAATAATTTCTTTCTTTACAGCAGCAACAGTTTCAGCGTGATTTGGGCTGCTCAGATTACTGAGTTGCTCCAGACCCATCGAACCAATAGCCAGGCCGATCAGGAAGTAAACAGTTTGGAATTTGATTTTCATGGTGTTATCCTTAATGTGGGTGCAACTCATTTGTCATAGATCGATACAATCTATCACAGATGAACTGCGGGGGCCGCAGCCCCCACGTTCTTACTTCTCGAGCACGGGCCATACATCAAACGTATCACCCAGCGGATGTTTTCCATCCAGCGACATTAATGCCATTTCGGCACGAATGGATTGTGTCGATTCATCTTCGATACGCTTGGCGACGTATTCCTGATTGTGTTCGATTGCAGCAATTCGCTTTTGTGCCTGCCGTGGCAAGAACTCACGCGGATACTTGTTAATTTCTCTCATGCAATCTCCTAACTTAGTTGATAGCTTTTTCAGTAACCTGGCGTTCTACTTCCTCACGGAAAAAGTTGCGCAGCAAGCCACCGTTAGAATGTGGATGGGATTCACCATCCACTTCGATACCGCCAATACCGAAGGCAGCAACATCTACGACAGACTCGCCGAAGATCAACAGGTTGAAACGCTGGCAGATGTATTTCTGCACAGGGCAATCGTTGAAGCGTACCACTTCGCGGGCAGGGTAAGTCTTGCCATCGGCGAAGTACTGGATATCGTAGATAGCCTCGTGGGCTTCCATGGTGCAGCGAATCTGGGAAATCAATTGGCCTGTGCAGCTACGTTTGGCCAGTGGCGATTTCGGGCCGAAGGTGAAAGCTGCTTGCAGAACCTGATGAGTCAGGTGGGTACGGAAAGTAACGAGTTCAGCATCAGAGTACGACATCATTTATTCTGCCTTATTTCGAGTAATGTGTTTGACGCGGTCGCTTGCTTCTTTTGCAGAAGCAGCCAGGCCTGCAATGACCTGGCTATTCTTAAGCAGTTCGGCTTTATATCGGCGATAAGCCAAGTAACCCAAACCGCCGATTGCTGCTACCGTTGCTACTACTGCTACAGATTTCATGCTGACCCTTAAAGACCGTTAGATGCCATACGGATTTGTTTGTCGAGCTCAGCAATGAACTCTTCGCGGTGAGAATCGATGGCCAGACCAGCGGTCGACCACATCTCGAAGATTTCCAGGTCGGACTTCAGTTCGGCGAAGGTTGGCTTGAAGGTATACTTCGCTGCCGCTTCTTTGATTTCATCCGGAATCTTGCGCATGGCATCGTTACGAGCCAGACGGGATTCATTCCAGTAACAGGCAAAGCTTGCACCAACAAGACCAACAGCAGTGAGGATTACGTTGCGCATAATGAAACTCCTTAGCGTGGATTATCAGGATTGTGATATAGGGATTCAAATCGTTTTAATGTCACGGCATAAAGGCTTCCCCACGGGAAGCACTTATGGCGTATCACTATTTGTTGCTCATCCAAGGTGGATAGACTACGATCACCTTGTTAGGAATCTTTTGGGATGCTTCTTCAATCATCTCTGAAACGATATCAAAGTCTAGACCACCATTACCACACCCGAGCGGAGGCAATACTAGTTTCCATGCAGGATTGACTTGATCTTCATCTTCACCGATATTGTCAACGATCCACTGCAGGCCCAGTGCAACGTATTCATAAGTCGATGGATTCTTCCAGTTCTCTTTCGTCGGGAACATTAGGTACTTCTTACCGTCTGTGCCTTCGTATAAAGCTGGATGACCGATTGTGATAGACTTCATCTTGCAGTCATGTTTGTAGCGTAAAAACAGATCGTGGTGATTCTCAGCGAAAGACTTGGCAACGCCTGCACCCATCACTCCGATTGTATTTACTGTAACGACGTAAAGATCTCCAGGTTCTTTGAAGACATCTTTACCGATTATAAATTCAGCCATTGAACCGGCTCCCATGAAAGTTGGATTAATGGAGGGACCGGAGCGATCCCTCTCATTAGATTGCGCTGATTATTTTTTCAACTCATTCGCCAACTTCAAAGAGCCCAGTGCAATGGCCAATCCGACGGAAACACAGCCACCTATAGCAGCAATGTATTTCAGACGAGCTGTCTGGTGGTCGATGTCTTTGGTAGACATTGCCTTGGCCGGATCATGGGAGAAAATGCCTTTAAATTTCATGGTAATGCCTTGAGTTCGTTACGGAGTTCGTTGAGGTGGGCGATAACCCGATCGGGGCCAGTGAAGCGACCCATACCCATGCCACCGGTAACACCTTTCAGGCGCAGACGGTTTTTACGCATCAGGCGAAGCGCCTTTTGTTGGGAAGACCAGACCATGTCGCGTACTTCCTGATCGGTCATGTCCACGCGGAGCTGATCGCCTTCAGCAATAGCCAGATTGGCGAGGCGCTTCACACCATCGACAAAGCCACGGGCCTTTTTACGGACCCGTTCGCTTTTGGTACGCTGTGCGATTTCTTCCGCCTTATTGAACCGGCGCCCAAGGCTAACCTGCAGGCGGATTTCCATACGTTCCAAACAATCTTGTCGAGAAAGATAGATCATTGCTTTTACCCCAAAAAGAAATCAGCGATTGATTTATTACCAAGGGTCCACGATCAACTGACCATGAACCCCAGCGCTCAACGGCGCTTTTTAGCTTTTTGTTCAGCCTCCACAATGGCTTTTACAGCATAGTGCGACACTACACCGATGGCAGTGGCAATAGCGATCTTTCTTGCCAGTTCAACAATAGTGTCTTTCATTGTGGAGCTCCTGAACAATTCGGTTGATTACTTCTTGAGGATGGTGACTACAGCGATGCCACACAGCGTTACGATGGAACCGCTGACAACAACTTGAGTCAGGTCACGCTTGGGTGCGGTTGCTTCGTCGTACAGAGCTTTTGCGTGAGCAGCGCCGATCAGACCCAGAGCGGTGAGACGGATTGCATTCATCATGATGGAACTCCTTAGCTTAGAGGGGGATTATCACAGTTGTAATATAGTGGTTAAATCGTTTTGAATCAAGCTACGCGTTCAACGAAAGCAGTTTCGGTAATGTCAACGTAGTTCTTTACTGGAATGGTATTGCCAAAGAAACGCAGTTGATGACTATAGCCAACTACTTGCATTGCTTTAGGGGCTTCTTCCAGCTTGATCATGCGGCGTTTGAAGGCAGCCCGATACACAGGCAGCCAACGGAATTCGAATTCGAGGGTGGAGCTTGCAGCGGTGTACAGACCAGACTGACTGAAAAACTCAGGAGTCGTTTGGATCAGACGAGAAACGATGTTTGCAACTTCACGGTCGATGCGTTGTTCTTCAGCATGGCGACCACGATTTGCGTGTGCACGGTAGATTACGAAAGCGATAGCGAGCAGCACGCAAATGGCGATAGTGTTCATGTAGATCCCTTAGCTTGAAATTTAATGTGGTGTTGTGGTTTAGGCTTTCTTACGTTTTGCAACTTGTGCATCAACGGTTTTGATGATGGCTTTGGTGAGGTAGTGAGAACCTACGCCAACAACGATTGCCTTACCTACAGCGATTGCGAAAGATTGCATTGTGTAACTCCTTAAAGTATTTTATTGGGGCTATGTCACAATAGTAATATAGCCCTATAATTGTTTTAAATCATACTTCCGCGAGTATGATCAGGTGACGATGGATGGCGTACATTTGTTTCAGCCACATCTTGCTGCGTTCCTGATTGAACGACACGCGCAGATAACGACGCTCAATGCGCTTGTGTGCGACACTGAGTTCTTCCAGGGCTTCCGTCCGAGTGATAGCTTTCGAGAGTTGACGCTCACGAATCTTTTCAAACTCAGCGGTGTACTCTTCTACACAGCGGCAGCATTCGGTTACCCGCATGCCGAGCTTTGCCATGCCCCAAACGAACAGGGCAGAAAAGCCAACCGTTGTAAGAACCATTGTATTGCTCGTAGCCATGTGAAGCTCCTTCGCCTAATGGCGGATTGGATTCAACCGAGGATGATGAGGGACATAACCAGGCTTACTCCGAAGAGTACGCCCAGTTTACGTGGAGTGATCCAGAGAATGTCTTTTTGCACTGGCTTGGGTTCTTTGCCTTCAGCCATTTTACGGTAGCGTTCGTTTACAGCATCATCAATTTGTTCGTTCATGCAGGGAACCCCAACAATTTCTTTTTGCCTTCCCGGTGCTTCTCGAAGAAGTCACGAACCTCATCGCTTTTGTCCAGCGAGTAGGTCATGTAGATGGCTTTATATTTATCGACAACCACGTCGATGGCACGCTCAGCCTGAGGGCGAGAGATGTCACCTTCGTTGTACTGCCAGTTGATGATGTTGAGTTCTGCTTCCATTTGATCCATGGCTGCAGTTGTCTTTTTGGCACGCAGTCCAACTCGTACGCAGGAAGCGAGGCAAACACTACCAACGCAACCAATGAAACCCAGCACAATCTTCGATGCAGTGTCCATAAATAGATCCTTTTAAATGCGTAGATTCACATTCGTAATATAGGCCTTTAAATGGTTTAAATCTAGGTTTCGAACACAAAGCCTTCAATATCACCTTGATCTGTGGTGATAGTGGTACATTTAATGATTGATGAAGTAATCTGTGCTAATGCGGGCGAAATGATACGAAAGATGTTCTCGTAGTAATAGAGAATGTGATCAGCCGGTACGGGATACCGTCCATCTAGATGATCACGCAGTTGATGCATGAACCAGTTGTATTGTTGATTGTTCTGCACCAAATGAAAATTGTGTCTAGCCATCAAATAAGCAGCAGCTTTTGTAAAGAGGTCATTCACCACATGCATGTCAATGGAAAGTGAATCTTTAAGGCTACCAATCATGTTGTATGACCAAACTTGTTCAATCCGAACAAAGTGGTTAATACCGGCCATTCTAATACCTGTCATAACTGCCTCCCGTTGGGGAGGCGTTATGCTGTCAATTCGTGCGAGGGGCATCTGGGTCAACAATGACCGGATCACCTTCTTTACGGTTAATGAACACAGCGAGCGTCACAATCCCAACGTGTGATGTAACTTCCACGTTTGAGTCTTGTTGTCCTCGTTGTTCGTCTACACCTAATAACACACCGTTGTAAGTTTCTACATCGTTGTCATTAATAGTCATAAACTTAACCGGCATTCCTGGGTACAACAAATCCGAATCCCCATGATACCACTGCAGCTTGATAAACATCCCACGCCGTCTAGCCATTTCTGAGTAATGTTTGAATGGGTTAGACGTAGCTCTGTCGTAAGCCCAACGCACATTGTTATAACCAGACTCCAACAGACCTGTAGATACTTCAAACAGATTTGTAGCCCGGTCAACTAACGTGCGGTTATCCTTAGCCTTACCAAACTCTCCCAGAAGCTTTGTAACGTCACCAAAGCGTAAACCGTTACCTTGTTTCAGGTTATCGGCTAAACCGTTGTCTAGGGAGCTTGCATCGCCTGTGGCGAGTACCGTGACATGTTGCTCATCGACTTTATATGTTCGCTCAGCACCTTGATATCGATCGTTAGGAACGTTGATCAATTTCAGAACTTTGGTGTTCTTCTTATACCGAGTAGAGTCGTACAGGGGATAGATGTACCAATACTGATCTTGGAGATAACGGCCAAAACCTGTTGGATACACACCACCTTCTTCTTCATGGATGTAATGAGGGACGTCTTTCAACATCATCCCGTCAGGAAAGTCCATGACCGTACGGATCTCAGTGTTATACCCATCGAGGAAATTGATACCCTTAATGCGTTTAGCATCTTGAGTACCCACGTCACCCATTGTAGAAGCCAAGACTTCTTGGATAGCCATCATCGTAGTGCATTGACGTAAGCCATTACCATACGACATCATGTTAACACGAAATGCTGATTCTTCGATTAACTGTACGGCCACCGAAATCATACCAAGTTGGTTCAGTGATTCACGTGAACTGGTCTGAGCATTCTTGTTAGTCAACGCATTGTTGAACTGTGTCATTAACACAGCTCGGTAACGTTTAACTTCAGACTTCCGGGTAGTATCCATTGCGTTCGAATTGTACTTCAAAGGAACGTACACGACTTCGCACATCAGGTTATCCCGATTAGGCACAACGTCGTATTGGAAATCCCCTTGTTGCAACATGAACTGGATCATACGTCGATCAGAGAACTGTGCTTTATCAGCGTAGTTCCGACTGAGCGTTTCGAATTCAACTTTCTGTGGTTTGATCCATGTTGTTTCTTTTACGATGAGTTGACAATCAATGCGCCATCCGGAATTACCTTCACCGTTATCACGAATGTCATCAACTTCACGCATGAGTAGCGTATTATCAACAGCCATCTAATTACTCCAACATGTACCGTTCGATTTGATCGACCATGGAATTGTAAGGTTTAAGCTGACCACCGGACATCATCCGTTCACGAGCAGCCTTATCAGCACCAGCCAAGTTACGGCGACGGTTCATACGAGCGATACCGTCAAAGATACGGGAAGCTTGTTCACGATCCTTAGGCGATAGCCGTTGAGCCTCGGCGTGCATTTCCAGAGCAACACGTTCTAATAAACGCATGTCTGAAATTGGGGGGAACGCACCTGGTGGATAACCACCGTACGTCATGTCTAGCCAGTTCCGAAAGTGCTCTTGGATATCCGAATACATTTGGACACAGTCCCAACGATTCAGGATAGTGAAGGAATAACCCTCATCGATAATCATTGCTAGACCAGCACATGTTTGTTTAACATCCACGAGTTGGTTCATGCGTAGTTTATCAAGTTGCTTGTCTCCGGAGATTCCCACATAATTCGTACGAAGGTATTCTGCTGAGTATTGCGCGAGGGTTGGGATTTGTACATGGAACCGTAAGTTCCAAATCCGCCATGCAGCGGTGTTACGTGTGATCAGTGCCTTTTCCATGATTTACCTACATTGCGTACTTCAGCAATGCGATGACCACCGGGTAGTAGTAGAACCGTTCTAGGTTGTCCCAATACCGGATGTTCTCCAGCAATGCGTCAAATTGTCTTTTATCGATTTCTTCACCACGTAACATTGAAGTTGTAACCATCTCCAATTTAGACTGAAGATGTGGATCACAACGATAGAACGATTCGGTGAAGACGTAGAAGTTGTCACGTACTACAGGATGAATATCTGCAGGGATGCGATACTCTTGTCCGATGTAATTACGTTCGTCTTCTGGTTTAACTCGACGGAACCATTCTAGATCACGTTCGAGTTGTGTTTTGTGTGGACCTGGGAGCGGACGACGGGGAAGGCCTTCATGAAAAGGAATACCCCAAGGACGTGCACGATCTTCGCCATCGTATTGGGAATCCACGTCAGTAGGTGCTTCCATAGGGAAAACAAACCGTGGGATACCCGAGTAACCGATAGCTTGTAGCTCTGGACGCCAACGAGAGATCTTTGTAGAAACCAAGTGGCATCGTTCAGTAGAGTCACTGATCTTATCCATGTCATGTCGAATGATAGCATCCCACACGGTCGGCTGTGACATTACGGGTTCAGACATTACGTTCAGTAACTTCACTTTCCGCATCCGTCCATCCATTGTGGTATCGACCATAGCTACAAAAGCTTTGGCTACCCAATGATCGTACGTTTTGTACAGTTGATCAGGTACAAGGAACGTGTAGTGCTCTTTGGAGAAGAAGTCGGTGATATAGCGATCAACCAATGTACGGAGTAATTTACCGTACATCGTACTACGGGCTTGTTCTTCGTTAGATACGAATGGACCACAACCCGAGTTAGCCGATGCTGCAGAGAACCAATACTCTTCTTCCGACTTACGCTTCAAGTCATTAAAGCGTTCTTCCGTAAGTTCACTGACTTGTTTCCATTCTACTGCAAACGTAGAACCCGATTGAATGGTTACACGCTTAGCCGAAGTAATAGTAAACAAACCGGTACGGCCATTACCAATACCAGCAGAAAACATGTCCCCCTGGTTAGGAGTCATGAAGCCGTAAGTGTGACCACCACCAGTCCGTGTCCATACGTTGATTGTATCATCCGAACTACCATCGAGGGATTGTGTCACCTTCAATGGAATTCGTTTCAACCAACGGTACTGTTGCGCATGTGGCTCACGGTTTACGTTCTGTGGTGTTGGCTCTTGGTTAGGCTTAAGAATCTGAGACCAGTAATCCACGATCCAGTTAGAACCAGAAGTCCACTGCATCAAATGTGAAGGAGGAGCGTACTCCTTATCGATAGTGATACCCCGAAATACTTCCGATTCAATACGGACAGCATTATTAGGGATCTCACCCTGCCCAGGATCATAACACGGTTCACCTGGGTCTTTAACTTGTTCTACGATAGGCATTGTTATTTCCTCGTTGTTACGATATCACCACACAATACAGTCATGATACCGTTCCGATTACCTTTGAACCATGGGCCACCCCGGAGTTCCATTTCCCGACGTGCACGGGTTACGTCATCTTGCTTAACCACACCCGTCTTAAAGACAGGAACGTCCTTAGTCCACGCCGATGTACCCTCGCCAGGACAACCTTCCGGAACCATACGTTGCGGAAGCTTTACGCCCAACAATTGCATCTGGTCCATTGGTTTACGCCCAACACTGACACTGAACAAATTACACACCGTCCAGAACACCGTAGGGTAATAACGCAAGTGATCCCAAACTTTGTCGTGTACGGCCCACCAGTTCCGATCAATCGAAATCTCGATGTGGTAATACTTAGTCGGGTCTAGGTCAAATGGAGCTCGGATCATTGTAGTACCCGGTTCGAGTTCTAGTTGTAGATCCATCCACTCGTTGTTCTTATATAGCCGGAAGTTAAACAAGCCACCCGGTCGAACAATACACTTGGTCCCTAGGTCCGTAAAGTATTCCATGAAGTGTTCAGTGAAATGCCAATCGCCAATATTCTTCAGATCCAACAAACTACGACGGTCATCCTTTTCAATACTCACCAGTCCTGTATAGAACGTGAATGCATCGTACGGTTTCTGTGTAGTTGTCCAATCGTTAACAGTTGGGTATTGGATATAAGGAACGTGTTTAGGGCGAGGAGCAACAAACCGTTTATCTAAAGGTCCACGCAGATAAGATTGTTTCCGATCTACTTGCTGATAACGTTTAGGTTGATGCTTAGGCCAGAAGACGTTTGGAATAGGATTCTGGTGGCATACTAGTGGATAACGAACATACACGTGGGTTGGTTGTTCAAACCGCACAGTGAACGTTACAGACACAGTGTAGGCCCCAGCCTTATCGCTGTTAGCCGCAGGGGTATCTGGCGTACCAGTAAAGTCGAACCACCCCACCACATCTAGTTGACGTTCACGGATAGCGGGTTGTTCATGTTGCAATGACAACGTAGCTACCATGGTGTGCGATTGGAAGAAGTATTTATCCAGGTATTCCTGAAAGGTTTCTTCAATAGGCCAATCACTACATTGAATCGTATCGTACATGCCACGCAACAAAGCTTGGAGTGGACGTGGAAGCATGTAGTAATAATCAAGCTTCAGTGTGAGTTCAGCACCACCACGAGATACACGGGCACGTTGTTCATCTAACCACCGCTTGGCTGTAACAATCCCTTCGGACTGATATTCGATATCTACACGGAAGTCCAACATACGGCGAACTGGGCAAACTTGGATATCCCGAATAGGGTCTTCCCAAATAGGTAAGTTCTTAAATGTGTTTACTGCCGTTGGCAATGCAAAGTTATCATCAGCGATATCCTGATAACGAATGGTTACTCGTGCCTCAGGGTCATAAACAATCTCCGTAGAGCAACACGCACCAAAGCCACCTTTGTCGAGTGGAACCTTATCAGAGTTACCTGGTAGGAACACATGCGTGTCTTTGGGAATGTCAATGATGTTAGACAGTTGTTCTGTCAGATCTACAGCAACACGTCGGATTACAGACTCGTACGTATCGGGTAAGACCATTAGTGAATGAGGCATGGATTTCCCCTCGTTAGTTTTGAAAGTCATAAGATTCGGCATAAAGCCTTCCCCGGAGGGAAGGCGTCTATGTTGTTACTTGACTTTTGCAACCAGGCGAACCAGGTTATCAGCCAGTGCAGCGATGTGCCATTGGAACATCGAGTAGTTATCAGTGGAGTTAGACAGACCGGTCCAGAACTCGGTAACCAGCTTGCTAAGTGCTTTCTCGTTAGCTGCACGTGTTTGTGCATCACCGGATTTAGCATCTTTCTGATTCAGCTCAGACTTCGAGCGGTTAACAACGTCGATGGTTTCAACGATGCCTTTACCGGCAGCGCCTGCAGTGCCACGAGAAAGACCGATCAGGACTTTAGCGAGTTGCAGAGCTTTAACCAGGTCAGCTTTCTTCATGGTAACCGAATCAGGACCACTACCTTTGCCAGCACCACCAGATGCAGCAGGGATTGCACGATCACCCAGAGTAGACATGTCTTCTACCAGGCTACCAGTTGCTTTCTTCTCAGCCTTGTTAAAGGTAAAGGCCGACAGGCTAGAACCAGTGAATACGCTTGCAGGGTAAGACTTAACTGGAAGTGGTAGCTTCAGTGCTTTGTTAATGGTAGATGTCGACTTAAGAGCATCGCCTTCTTTAACAGCGGCAGACAGTTGACCAGCTACACCTTCAAGCCACTTACGGTCATGACTGAACACGTTAGCAACTTCACCCAACCACTGCAGTTCAGCAGTAACAGCTTTGAGCGGACCACCTTCGCCACGGATAGGGGCAGGGACCTTAACGGTAGCAGCTTCTTTCAGTTCCAGATCTTTAACACGGATGATCTGCACGTCCAGGGCTTTGTTGATACCAGCTACATAAGTCTCAACTGCTTTCAGGTGAATCTTGTCGTTCATCTTCTTAGCGAAGTTATCCATGAACGAATCACGAGCGTGTTTGATTTTCTTCAGGAAGCTAGAGAACGATTCCAACGAGTTAGTGTAATACTCACCCAGGTTCTGTTCACTGTAGTCTTCCATCGAAGGGATCACTGGGGATTCTTCCTGGAACTTACCACACAGGCGTTGCAGTTTGGATTGTGCCAGAGCTACGGTTTGTGCGTTGAAGCGCTTAGTACGGATACCGTGTTGCAGTACACCAATGAACTCTTCGACAGCTACTTCTTCGTCTTCCAGTTCTTCGACAGACTTAGAAGTATCAACGATTTCGTCGTCTAGATCTTCGTCTTCCGCAACTGCTTCGGCAGCTTCTTCTTCTGCTTCAAC